TACCAATCCTACTGGAGCACAAGTGTTAGGTATGCAAGCAGCTAATGCTGGTAACGCTTCTATGGTAGGCGGTGGTATGTCGTCTATGGCTGGTGGAAGTAGCGCACCTACTGCTGGTATGGATTTCACTGGCTACATTGGTGGATAAGGAAATAATATGCCACTCTTAATGTCCGATGTAGCTGCTGGTAGCAATGCTGCTTTACAGCTTCAGCAGAACATGGCTGCAATGCCTAATGTGCAACAAGTTGAAGCTAACAGAATGCAAGAGCAACAGCTCAAGCTACAACAAGAACAAGCTAACGTTCAGCGTAGTAAACTTGCTAACACAATCTCAGAAATTGGCATACAAGCTGATAGAGATTCTAGAGACAAACTTGCTAGGATATACCAGTCTCCTGAAATGCAATCTGCTGTAGATGAAAATCGTTTTGGAGATGTTTCTAGAATGACTGGGCTTGCTTTAATGCAAGCAAATAAATTTGAAGATGCACAAAAAGCTTTTAATAGTGCAATAATTTACGACTCTAAAAAAGTTGCTGATGAAGCTAAAACTTTGGATAACAATGAACGAGAACTTTCAAAAGCTGTGGCTGTTCTTAGTAGCGTAGCAGAAGATAAGATTGGTGATACTTTTAACCGTCTTCCAGAAAAAGCTCAGAAGGATGTTATCTCTCAAGTTGGTCAAGAGAACTGGAATAATTTTTCTAATGCAGAGAAAAAAGCTGTTCTTAATAATTTAATGTTAGCTGGTATCCGCAAAAATGCTATGCAAACAATAGCTGTGGATACAAACAAACAAACTATTATTGGTGAAAACAGATTAGAAAACACCAAAGAACACGAAAAAGAAGCCACTAAACGCAAACTAATTGGCGAAGCTGGTGCTACATCTAGAGAACAATCTAGAGAATCTTCTGCTATGGAAAGAGAAGTGTCTAGAGAAAAGTCTGCTGAAGAACGTGCTGACACTGCAGAGCGTGGTAGAACAGCTAGGTTTAAAGAAAAAGAAGCGCGTTTAAGTTGGGAAGACTATGAAAAAAATCGTAACAACATTGAACGTACTGCAAACAAAGGTCTGCAAACTTTAAACACAAAAGTCTCTGACGCTAAAAATGCTTTACAAAAAGTTCCATCTGGCTCTGATGCAGAAAAGAAGGCTATTGAAAATTGGAACAATGCTCGTAAAGAACGTGATAACTACCAACGAGACATGTTGGAAAAAGAATTAGATCTTGCTACACAAGCTCCCGATAGTTTTAAAGGTAAGCAACGTGTTATAGACAGGCTTAAGTCTTCAATAGCAGCAGTTGGTACTAGTGCAGAACCTCCACCTCCAGACAAAGGTAAAGTAGCTGCACCTGATAGCTCTACTATGATGCCCCCTAAAGGTGCTCCTAGTAACAAATTAAGTGGTGATGATCAGGCTGCTTTAGATTGGGCTAACAGTAACCCTAACGATCCTCGTGCTAAAAAGATTAAAGAACGTTTAGGAGTTAAATAATGGCTTTTGATCCAGACGCATACCTAGCATCAGATGCCTCTGCTAAAAGCACACCAGCTCCTTCTAAAGGCTTTGATCCTGATGCTTATTTAGCTAAGAGTACGACTGCTCAACAACCTAAAGAACCACAACAACGGTCAATGTTGGCTCAACGTGGTAGCCAATTCTTAGCTGGTACTACTTCGGCATTAGACATTCCTCTGTCTACTCCTGGGTTTATTGCTGCAGCAGGTGCTGAACTAGCTACGACTACTGCTGGTATGCTAGCTAGTCCGTTTACTGGTGAGACTCCTAAACAAGCTTACCAACGTGGTGCTCGTGTTGGTGAAGTTGTTGGCAATGCCCTAATGAATCCTATGCAGAAAATCTCTGCATTGTTTGGTGAAGCAGATGCTTATGCTAACGCTCCTTTACCTCAAGCTATGTCTTGGTTTGGACAAAAGCTTCAGACTGTCGGTAAGAAAGTTGAAGAAGTTACTGGCATTCCCTCTGAGTCTGTGCCTCTTATGGCTAACGTTGGCATGGTTGCTGCCGGTAGCAAAGGTGCAGGTATGCTTATGGAAAAAAAGACTCCTACTTTAGGTGAACAAACTAAACCTAAAGCCGAGTTGCCTCCTGAACCTCCTCCTGGTGCTACAGAGGGAGAAAAGGCTGTCTTTTTGCAGAAGGTTAAAGAGATTCAAAAGGAACGTGAGTCTAAGTCTCCTTTGGTTCAAACTGCTATTAAGAACAAAGAGACTGGTGAGATTGAACCTCTTGGTCCTAAGCACAGTGAGAAACGTAAAACAGAAACTAAAGACACCCATGAGCAGGGGTTCCTTACAGAAGACGGTCGTTTCTTAGATCGTAAAGAAGCTGTTGATCAAGCTAAGAGTACTGGTCAGATCCCTGAAGATCACAAGCTTCAAATGCCTGACGATGGTCTACACAGTGGTGACTTGCGTAGTGCTGGTGATGATCGCTTTAAGCTAGCCAACATCCCTGCTTCTGTTGAAGGTCTTCCAATTGTTCAAACTGAAAACATTATTCGTAAAGCAACTGGAGAAAAGATTGGCGGTAAATTACGTAAAGACTCAGAAAATAATCCTTTACGTATTGATATAAACCCAGATCTTTTATATCAACAATTTGAAGATAAAGCTTGGACTAAAGCAAAAGTAGAGGGTGTAGAACCTTTACCAGAAGATGCGTTTAAGACTCCCCAAGAGTGGATTGATTTTGTTGTTCAACACGAAGCAGAACACGTTAAGACTCCTATTAGGGAAGGTCAAACTAAAGCTGAGTATGAGAACCAAACTAACAAAGCTGCTCTTGAAACATTAGCAAAGAAAAAGGCTAGCTCATCTGGTGAGCTACCCCCTGAGCCTCTCAAAGAAGCTCCCGTAGATCGCACTAAAACTTCTCCTCGTGATGTTGCTACTGAGCAAGAGATGTATGACATTGCTGCAGACATCTACGCCAAACATGGTGAAGTAGATGCTGTTAAGTTCTTTGAAGGATTTAAAGAGTATCAGAAGTCTTGGTTAGAACCTGTTAAAGAAACCGAGAAATTTGTTGGTATGAATATCAACAACAAGATGGCTGATGCTCGTATCATCCACAACGAAGCTAAACGGATGGCTGAATCTATTCCTGATGCTGCTCGTAGAGAAGCTATTGCAGAGGCTGTTGACAAAGGTGATCTCTCTGGTCTTAACCCAGAAGAAGTTAAGGTTGCTGAGAAGTACCAAGAGCTTGTTAAAGCAATTGGTGATAAGGCTGTTGAGAAAGGTGTTGTTAAAGGTCTGCTTGAAGACTACGTAACTCACATCATTGATTGGGCTGGTGCTCCCAAAGGTGCTCGTGAAGAGTTTATCCAAGCGTTACTAGGAACACCTAGTGAGGCTGGTGCTATGCGTGGCATGACCACCGAGTCTAAGTTTGGTAAACAACGTGTGTTTAAAACCTTTGCTGACTTAGAAGCCTTTATCAATGAGGCTAACTCTCGTATTGCTGCTAAAGGTGATAGTCAGTGGCGCTTACAAATTAAAACTAAAGACATTGCAGAGATCTATAAAGAGTACGCAAGCTCAATGCAAAAAGCAATTGAGAACAAAACTCTTGTGGATAACTTAAAACAAGTTCGTAATGTTAACGGTGAGTCTTTGATCCGTGAAGTGACTAAAGAGCAAGCTAAACCAGAAGGTTGGGAGATGATGGAGAGTCCCCAATTTGCTGGCTATGCCGTGCATCCTGACCTGGTTGCTCCATTGAAGTTTGTGTTTGACTCTGGTCCTGGTGACTTAATGAAAGCTTTAGGGACTATTTCTCAAGCTGCTAAACGCATTAACGTTATTGGATCGTTCTTCCACGCTAAGTCTTTGTTAGAAGTTATCTCTAGTACAGGTATTCCTATTTGGACTCCTGTTAAAGAGTTAACCCTTAGTGCTGCTGATAAGTTACTAGGAACAAAAGAAGCTGCTATTACCAAAGCTCTTGATCAGTTCCGTAATGGTGGTTTAGGTGATAGCACTGACAAATGGATTCGAGAAGGTGGTCTTCAATTAGAGATGCCTGAAGACGTATCTCAGGGTATCCTTGCTGCAGGTGGTAAGTTTGCTGATCAGATGATTGCTAAGTTTGGTCCCCGTACTCGTATCCTTGAGAAGTCTTTGAGTGCTACTGAGAAGCTTACCCTCGGTCTGTTTGATAAGTTTACCTGGGACTACTTGCACACTGGTGGCAAGCTAATGGTTGCAGAAGGATATTTAGAGAAGGCCCGTATCCAAGCTGCTAAAGAAGGTAAACCGTTTGATGAAACTAAGTCTCGTAAAGAGATTTCTAGTTTTGTTAATGATTCTTTTGGCGGTTTAAATTGGTACGAAGCTGCTACGTCTGCTCGCACTGAACTTGGCAAACAGATTTCTATGGCTGCATTTAATCCCGCTGGTCGTAGAGGTTTGCAAGTGCTTTTGTTTGCTCCTGACTGGACTATTTCTACTCTTCGTGCTTTTACTGCTGCTCTGCCTAAAGACCTTAACCCAACTAAATGGCAACCTATAGAAGGCATTAAGGGCATGATGGCTCCTACAACTAAAGCAGACTACGCTAGGTTGTATCAGTTCAAGACTGCGGTAACTTATCTGACCGTGTTGAACGCTATCAACATGATGACAGCTAACAGACCTATTTGGGAAAACAAAGATCCAACTCGTATTGAGTGGCCTGATGGTACGTCTATGCAAGCTATGAAACACGCTATGGAACCGTACCACTGGATTAGCAACCCAGATAAAACGTTTTTTGATAAGATGGGTTTTATTCCTAAAGCTCTAATGGTAGGTGGCGGTGGTTTGGAGTACGCATCTCCCGATGCTCCTAAACTGGTTGATCGTAGTACTGTTAGTAGGCTTCAAGCTGTAGGTAAAATGGCTTTGCCGTTTCAAATACAAGCTGCTAATACTGCTCCTAAGGGAGAAGAACTTAGACGTGCTGCATTAGGCACACTAGGTTTCCCTGTTTATGGCGCTACTGCTGAACAAAAATCTATCCAAAGAGCAGAACGAGAACTTGCTACTAAAGAACAAGCTTGGGAATATAGGGATAAAGAAATACAAAAAGGTCGCATGGAGTGGACACCCAAACATGATCGTGATCGCAAATCTCTAGACAGACAAAGAGAGAAGCTTGAACAAAAGAAAGAGAATCAATAATGAAACTTCTAATCATTGATCAGTTTGACTGTGGCTTCTCTATGGACTTGGCTATCAAGTCTGCTGCCTGTGGTCATGAAGTACGTGTGTACATGCGTAACAATTTTGATGGTAGCCGTTGTGAGAACGGTGATGGTATGGACTGCTTTAAAAAAATAGCTGATTGGGAACCCAGTATGAACTGGGCTGACCTTATCTTTGTTACTGATAACAGTCGTTACATCCAGAAGCTTGAAAGCTATCATCGTAAAGGCTACCCTATTTATGGTTGCAATGTAGAAGGTGCTCGTTGGGAACAGAATCGGGAGTACGGAGCTGCTGTTTTTGAGAGAGCTGGTATCCCAATTATTCCTACCATGAAGTTCTCTAAGTACGATGAGGCTATCTCTCACGTTCTTAATAACAAGGACAAACGCTTTGTGTCTAAACCTATTGGTGACGGAGACAAAGCTCTTAGCTACTGCTCTAAAGACTGGCGAGACATGGTGTTCATGTTGAACAAGTGGAAGAAAAGCAATGCCTATGACGGTGACTTTGTTCTTCAAGAGTTCCACGCTGGTTCTGAGATGGCTGTTGGTGGTTGGTTTGGTCTAGGTGGTTTCTCTAAACACTTTCTTGAGAACTGGGAGTTTAAGAAGCTGATGTCTGGTGACTACGGTCCTGCTACTGGTGAGCAAGGTACTGTTATGCGCTACACCCAGAAGTCTCTGTTAGCTGACAAGGTTCTTAAACCTCTTGAAGACTTCCTTCACGGTATTGGTTACTCTGGCTACATTGATGTCAACTGCATCATTGATAATAAGGGTAATCCCTGGCCTCTAGAGTTCACTACTCGTCCTGGTTGGCCTCTGTTCCAGATCCAACAAGCTTTACACATTGGTGATCCTGTGCAATGGATGCTTGACTCTCTTGATGGTAAAGACACTCTCAAAGTTAAAGAAGACATTGCTTGCGGTATTGTTGTATCTCAACCTGACTATCCTTATAGCAACGTTAAGAAGAAGGAGAACACTGGGTATCCTATCTTTGACTTGACTATGGAAGATGCTACTAAGAACATCCACCTGTCAGAAGTTAAGATGGGTTTTAGTCCTGGTAAAGATGGTAAGAACACCGAGCCTTGTTTGGTGACTGCTGGTTCTTATGTGCTGACTGTCTCTGGTGTCGGCAAGACTGTTGATGATGCTAAGTGCAAAGCATACGATACGTTCAAGAAGAAGATCCACATGATCAACTCTCCTATGGTACGAGATGACATCGGTGAGAAGCTTG